CCTCGATGTCCTCGGTGAGCGGAACGACCGTGCCCCGGGACCGGACGTGCAGGAAGAGCTAGAGCGCTGGGCTGATGAGGCGGGTCTCAGCATGGATCAGCTGGGCGACCAAATTCTCGGCACGGTTGAACGAGCAGTCGAGCGGCGTAGTGCTGCTCGCCTTGCAGCAGATAGAGCGGCGTTGCTGAGCCGTCTCGCCACTCACTACGTGCAAGAGGCGCAGGCAGAAAACGTGGTTTCGATTTTCCCTGAGACGTAACAGTGCGGCCCCTAATAAGGGCCACGACAGCGGGGACTGGCACCTAATTAGGGGCCGAGCAGACACAAAAAAGCCGGGATTGCGCCCCGGCTCATTGCTACATCAAGTGGAGTTCATTATGCATATCACATCGCGACTGATCAATCCCCAAAATCTCGCGCCACGTTTTCATGATTCGAAAAACGTGGCGCGCCATCCTTCAGTTCCTGCTTCTGGAGGGCACTGAGATGGCCCGCGCACGTAACATCAAGCCAGCCTTGTTCAAGAATGAAGTCCTGGGCGTGGCTGATCCCATGCTTACCCTGCTGTTCGAAGGCCTCTGGCTGCTCGCTGATAAGGCTGGCCGCCTTGAGGATCGCCCACTGCGCATCAAGGGAGAACTCTTCCCGTACCGCGACAACATCGATGTGGAGGGGATGCTCCAGTGGTTGGCCGGGGAAGGCTTCATCATCCGCTATACCGTTGGCGGCAAACGCTTCATTCAGGTTGAGAGCTTCGAAAAACATCAGAACCCACACCGAAATGAGCCGGAGTCGATTATCCCTTCTGTATCAGATGGATGTATCACTACCGATTTTGGCGGAAGTAGTACCGAAAAACTCGGAAGCGCTCCGGCTGATTCTCTGATTCCTGATTCCGGATTCCTGATCCCTGATCCCCTCATACCGCCAAAGCCTCCGGCATCGGCGAGCGATGATCTGTTCCCGAAGTTCTGGAAGCTGTACCCGAACAAGAAGGGCAAGGCGAATGCCGAGAAGGCCTGGAAGAAACTCAAGGTTACGCCGGGCCTGTTCAGCCTGATCGCTGAGTCCCTGACCACGCACTGCCTGTCCGCCGACTGGCTCAAGTCCGATGGCCAATTCATCCCGCACCCGGCGACCTGGCTGAACGGCAGGCGCTGGGAGGACGAGATCAGGCCTGCCAGCAACGTGCACCCGTTCCCTCAATCCCGTCATACCGGCTTCGACCAGCGCGATTACAGGGCCGGCCTGATCACCCGGGAGGATGGCAGCTATGCGTTCTGAAAAAGTCATCGCAATGCCCAGCGCGCCGTCTGAGCCGCAGAAGATCACCGGGGTCTGCGAAGACCACGGCCAGTTCCCGCAGACCATCAACATGATCTTCGGCAAGGAGTTCAAGACCGGCTGCCCTGAGTGCCAGCGCATTCGCACCGAGGAGCAGGAAGCTCGCCAGCAGGCCCAGGAAGCGCTGCAGATCCGCATGCGGATGGCCGAGAAGCTCGGCGCGGCCCTGATCCCCAAGCGCTTTATCGGCAAGACCTTCGACGACTATCTGGCATCCACGGACGACCAGCGCAAGGCCCTGAACACCTGCCGCCGGTACGCCGCCGAGTTCTCGCAGATCGCCGAGGCTGGCCGGTGCCTGCTGATGCTGGGCAAGCCTGGTACCGGCAAGACGCATCTGTCGGTCGCCATCGCCAACGAGATCATGGCCAAGTCGAGCGCCACGGCGGTGTACCGCACCATCGGCACCGTGCTCCAGGCCATCCGGGCCACGTACGATCACACCAGTGAGCAAAGCGAGAGCCAGATCCTGGCCAGCCTGATCAGCCCCTCGCTGCTGGTCCTGGATGAAATCGGTGTCAGCAAGGAGAAGCCCAGCGATTTCGAGCTGACCACCTTGTTCGCAATCATCAACGGCCGGTACGAGCAAATGCGGCCGACCATCATCGTTTCCAACCTCGACGCGAAGTCGCTGCCGGGTGCCATCGGTGAGCGCTGCGCGGACCGTCTGCGGGAGGGCGGCGTAATCGTCATCCCGTTCGAATGGGAATCGCAGCGCGGCAAGGAGGGCTTCTGATGGCTGACATGATTTGCTCTAAATCCATGGCTCGCTGCCAAACGCCAGGGATGTGCTCTCCGCATGGTGGTTGCCAGCCAGAAAAAACCGAATGGCAACGCGGCTACGACGAAGGCCGGCGCATGGGTAGCAAAACGGCCTTGGCCGAGCGCGACCAGCTCAAGGCCAAGACCGACACCTGGTGCCACTACGGCGATGATGACCGCGAACACACGTACTACGGGGATAAGGCGGCGATTGAAGCGCTGACCCGGCTGATTTTCGAGGTTGAGGTGCTGCGCAAGCGCGTTGATGAACACTCGCCGCTCAATAGCGCGCCGCTGACCAGCCCTGACACCAAGTGCCTGGTCTGTAGCGAACACCATTATGGAGGCGGCGCCCTTCCGTGTCCGAGGATGCGGTCAATTTCGAATTATGACCTGCCAGAAACACGCTCAGGCCAAGTTCGCGACACGGGAGAGCATCCATGAAGCGCGCAAGCCATGCCGACCTGCGCAAAGCTCTGGAGCTGGCGCACCTGCTCGTCGCGAACGGCGTTTTGTTCGTCCCTATGCCGGTTACCGGGAAATCCGACCATGCCGCTCTGGTTGAGCAGTCTGCCCAGCGCTTGGAGAAGATGGAGAAGAAAGGGGAGATGGCTCATGGCTGATCTCGCACTCATCCGCACTGCCCAGGGCCTGGTACCGGCTACCGATGCCGACCGCGAAACCATCCAGGGCTGGAAGTCCGGCCAGGTGGTCCACGGCAAGTTCACTCGCATGCGCAATGCCAAGTTCCACGGAAAGTTCTTCGCCATGCTTGATCTGGCCTGGGATTACTGGGAGCCAGTCGGCGGTCTGATCCCTCGCCAGGAGATGCGTGGCATCCGTGGGCTGGCCAAGTTCTTCGAGGACGCCAGCGGCAAGCCTGGGCAGCTCTCGGATGCTGTTGCGGCCTACATCGCTCGGCTTGAGGCCGACCGCGCCGAGCGTTTCCCCGCCGTGGACAAGAGCCGTGAAGCATTCCGGGAGTGGGTGACGATCGAGGCCGGCCACTTCCACCTGGTGCGGACGCCAGACGGCGTGCGCAAGGAGGCCAAGTCGATCAGCTGGGCCAACATGGACGACACCGCCTTCGAGCCGTTGTATCGCGACGTTTTCAACGCCTGCTGGCGCCTGGTGCTGTCCGCGCATTTTGAAACTGAGCAGAACGCCTTGTCGGCCGCTGACCAAATGGGGAGCTTTGCATGAGCGCTTACAGCCAAGACATTCAGAAGTGGATCAAGCGCAGCAACCGTAAGCTCGCCAAGCTCGTGCGCACCGAAGGGCCGCATCACTACATCGTCTACTTCGACAAGGGGAAGGCTCGCGTCGGCATTGTCAGCGACGGCATGTATTGCCGGTATGGGATCTCCTGCTATGGCGCGATGCCAAATACCGACCCGTTCTACTGCTGGCAGTCGGGCCCTGGCGCCTGCAATCAGGCCGATGTGCAGGTGATGACTGACTACCTAAATGGCATGAGCGAACTCCCGGATTTCGATTTCGGGTCGATCAAGGAGCTGAAATGGTGATCGGTAGAACTGCTGCCGCTCCACGGAAAGCGCCACGCCCAAAGAAGTGCAAGAACCCGGCATGCGGTATCAGCTTCCCGCCGCAGCGCCTGGGGCAGGCCGTGTGCAGTCCCAAGTGCGGCCTGGCGATCAAGGACGTGAACCAGGCAAAGGCGCGTAAGTCCCTGGCCGAGGTCGGCCGCAAGGAGCTGCAAGCCGCCAAGGAGCGCATCAAGCCCCGCGCCCAGTACATGCGTGAGGCCCAGGCCGTTTTCAACGAGTGGGTGCGCCTGCGAGACGCATTGGCACCCTGCATCAGCTGCGGCCGACACCATGACGGCAAGTATGACGCCGGCCACTACCGCACGGTCGGGAGCAACCCCGCGCTGCGCTTCGAGCCTCTGAACTGCCACAAGCAGTGCGTCCCGTGCAACCGACACAAGTCCGGCGACATCGTGAACTACCGCGTCAACCTTGTCGCGCGCATCGGTGCCGACCGGGTTGACTGGCTTGAAGGGCCTCATGAGGCCCAGCGCTACACCATCGAGCAGTTGAAAGAGATCAAGGCCGAGTACCGGGCAAAAATCCGAGAATTGAAGGGGACTGCATGACTCAGGTTGCGCAAATGACCGGGGGCGCCAGCAGGCCTTCCAAGGGCTGGCTGAAGCCTATGTTCCCCATCACGGGGAAAGCCCACTACTTCAACCAGCAGAAGGCCATGGCCGCGATCACGAGCCAGGGCAGGGCATATTTCTGGCGGTCGATGTGCGGAATCGAAGCGGTCAGCACCGAGAAGATGCCGATGTTTGAGCCAGGCAACTGGGACCGCTGCAAGAAATGCGAACAGAAACTGACTCGGGGGAGTGGGGCATGACCTATCACAACGTGGTATCAGCGGTTGTTCGTGCCCTGGCGGCCGAGACCATCAACTCGGCCGGCGGGTGCGACTTCGAACCCAAGGTGCAGTGCGCCAAGCAGAAGGGTGAGATCGTCGGCAAGGAAGCCGCATTTCTAACGGACTGCTGGGTGTTCGGGCGTCTGCACAAAGGGCTTGAGCCGGCGCACTGGCGGGCACTCGTGGCGAAATTTTCCACGCACACCGACCGCAAGCACACCGCCATCGCCGAACTGACGCGCGCGGTACGGTCGCCGGCACCCGAGCGGTTCCGTCATTGCGCCGTGGTCACCTGGGCCCTCCCGCGGCTGCCCGGTGTCGATGGCAAGCGATCGACCAACGTCCTCCCGGCAGGGTGGTACGAAATGGACAACTGGTCGAACGAACCGCATCCGATCAAGACCCAGGAGCGGTGGCGGAGGGATATTCGCAAGGCCCTGGAAGGTGGCGTGAACGAGGCACTGATTGAGGCTCAGCACATTCTTGAGCAAGAAGGCCTATTGATATCAGAAGTCGCTTGACGACCACTGATCCATTGAGCCAATATCTACCCATCCTGTCGTACTTGCGCATGTAGGTGATATAGGATGAGAAGCCCGGCCACTGAGTCGGGCTTTTTGTTATTCGCCTGGAGGTGATGATAGTGGCCGAAAAGATTTTATTGCCTCTCGATGATGAGTCCGATGATCTGGTCATGCGCTTATCGTGCGATGAAGCTCGTGCACTCTACGACCTGCTATCCAGACTCACGCGTGAAGATATGGTGCAGACCGGCCTGTCGCCAGAGCAGGCCAGCATGATCGACAGGATCATTCACGTAACGTACTGACCCTCTTCAAATTCAAGGCCCAGCCATCGCGCTGGGCTTTTTCGTTTTCGGTCCCGCCACGCCCATTGCTCCGAGCTGGGAGTGCTGTGTGGGCCGATTCGCTTCTGCCGTCATAGCTCCAGCGGAAGAGCAGCCGCCTTGTAAGCGGATGGTCCAGGGTTCGAATCCTTGTGACGGCACCAGATTGGCGTTTAGCTCAGCGGTAGAGCACCCGGCTGTTAACCGGGCGGTCTCAGGTTCGAATCCTGGAATGCCAGCCATACCAACCAGCGCCAAGTGCCCGCACATGCGGGCCTTCTGGGCCAAATAAGGCCCTCAGAATTCACGTGCTGCTCCTCGCTGCGCTCTTGGCCGCCTCCTGACGGCCTTTTTTAATTCCCGGAGAAACCCATGGCTGAACCAGCGAGCACAACTGCCGCCGGCATGCTGCTGGCCAAGTATGGCGTGGCCACCGCCGGCTTTGCCGGTGCCGTGCTTTCGCTGACGTTCCTGCGCGGACTGACCCGTGGGCAGGCCGCCTCGGCAGTCGGCACCGGTTTCGCCTCGGCGATCTTCACTACCCCTTTGGCCGTCCATTACTTCAACCTGCCTGTGGACGGCGACACGCAGAACGGCGTTGCCTTCCTGATCGGCCTATTGGCCATGAACATCATTCCAGGCCTGAAAGCCCTGGCGGGAAAGTTCGGCGCCACAGGAGCAGCCTGATGAACATCATCCTGAGTTCGTTCGACGCTCTGCTGTGCATCCTGGTGGTCGGGGCCGCGGCTGAATACCTACGCAAGATTCACCCATTCGAACAGCCGGTGCTGGCGATCGCCTTTTACCTCGTTGCCATCGGCGCATTCGGCGGCCTGGCAAAGGCCATCCACGGGATCACCCCATCGCTCTACGTGGTGCTCATGCACGCCGGTGTTGTGCTGTATGCCTGGGCGCGCCGTGACCATGTTTTCGATCCTGCTGGGGCGATAACAAAATGAAGCTGTTCAACTCAATCTGCGCCTGGTTCTCCGGGCTACTCACGAAGGGCAAGACCATGACTGACGAAAACACCATCACCGACGCGGCCGCCCCAGTGACTGCCGACGACCTGCAGGCTGCTCTGTTCACTCCGCCTGCCGCTCCGGTTGCCGAGGCCCAATTGACCGCCCCTGCCGAAGCGGCTCCTGTCATCGAGGCCGCCGGGCCTGTTGTCGTTGAAGTCCCAGCGGTTGCCAAGGCTGCCGCCGCGCCAGCCGCTGCCGAACCTACCGAGCTGGAAAAGCTCGAGGCTCTGATCGAGAAGCTGGAGCTGACCACCGTCAAGGAAGTGAAGGCGGCCATCGGCTTCATTCGCGCCCTGGTATAAGCGGATCGCGCCACGAAATCGAAGTTCGCGTTTCGTGGCGCGAAGAATCAAAGAAAACTCCCTGAGTGACTCGTCATGAATAGCTACAGCATTGGCGCATATCAATGCCAGGCCACGATTCATATCGACTATGGCGATATTGATATTGATCAGGTTGTCAGGGATGAAATGGATATGCACACCGGGAAGCGCGACACTCCGGAACTCCGCGCAGAGATCGTCGCCAATCTTGTCGCAAAGCTGCAACCAGAAATCACTATTGGCCCATGGCAAATACCCGTAGGTGCGCACTCATGAAACTGATCCTGAAGCGCTGTGGCGATGAAGGGTGGTGAGCTATTGCCATGCCAGGATCGACCAGCCTGAACAGCGCGACAGGTGACCAGATGACGACCATTGCCTACAAAGACGGCGTGATCGCCTATGACTCCCGAGTAACTCGCGGCACCACCATCACAGATGATGATGCCGAGAAGTGCCAGGTGGTCAAAGGGGTGCGGTTTATCTGCACTGGGTGCGCGTGTGACTTCCCGGCATTGCTGGGGGCTTACTTCGGTACCGCAGCCACGAGCCAGGTAGATGCATCAGGCCTGGTGGTTGATGGTGACACCCTCTGGCTGATCGGACACGACGACACCACCGGGTTCTGGAAGGATCGCCTTGAACTCGACCGATCCTATGCGATCGGTAGCGGCTCTACTCACGCATTCACCGCCATGGACATGGGTGCCACTGCAGCCGAGGCGGTCGAGATGGCCAAGAGGCGGGATACCTGCACTGGCGGCCTGATCCGGACGCTGGACATCAAAACCGCATAGGTGCGCCATAGGTGAGGTTGCCAATTCATGGGTTTTAGCGATTCAGTTCTTCTGCGCGGGCGATGGCCTCAGGCTCGGTTTCGAAGTGGTCGCCTGTGTAGTCTCCGGTTTTGCTGTCGACGATATGGTAATTGATCGCGACAAATGCGGGCGCATAGTCAGCATCATCAACAACAAAGCCTGGAACCAGCTTGATCTCTTGCGGCGGCACTACCTGAAACCGTTGGGCATTTAGTTTTGAGCAGACAGCATCTGCCTCGACCTTGCTTTCGTATACGCCATGCTTATTTGCGTTGCCTGGGTCTTTGCTATCAGCGATCTGATAACGAGTGCCACCAGCTGCAAGGTTGATAGTGCCGAACACTTTGAATCTCGGTTCCATGGTTACTGCCTTTTGGGAGTTAGTCCTCACCAATACCGGCAGCCAGCCACTATTTCAAGTCCTGCCCGAGCGAGGCACTGAAGTCTCAAGGAATTCCTATGGCGCTGACAGCAAAGCAGCAGCGCTTCGTCGATGAGTACCTGAAGGACCTCAATGCCACCCAGGCAGCTATCCGCGCTGGCTACAGCAAGAAAACTGCGAGCGTCATCGGCGCGCAGAACTTAGCAAAACTTAACATTCAGTCGGTAATCGCCAGGCGAATGGAGGCGAGAGGCCAAAAGGCCGCAATCACCCAGGAGATGGTGCTCGAACGCCTATGGATGATTGCCACTGCCGACCCGAACGAGTTGATCCAGCATCGCCGCGTCTGCTGCCGTCACTGCTTCGGTGTGGGGCATGCCTACCAGTGGAAGACCGAGGACGAATTCGAGCGGGAATCAGCGCTCGCGATCTCGAATGGCTCGCCCGCGCCTGTTGATGCTGGTGGCTTTGGCTATGACGCCACGATCCTTCCGCACCCGAAGTGCCCGAACTGCCATGGCGAAGGCCTTGGCCGAATCCATGCCGGTGACTCGCGCTCTGTCAGTCCGGCGGCCAGCGCCCTCTATGCCGGCGTGAAGAAGACGAAGGATGGTGGGTTTGAGGTCAAGATGCATGACCAGCTCGCCGCCCTGGACAAGGTTGCCAAGCATCTCGGGATGTTCAGCGACAAGACACTGAGCCCGCTCGATGAAGAGATGAGGCGCCTGGATATTGAGCGCAAACGCATCGAGCTTGCCGCGCTGAAGGCCGAATTAGCCCCTCAACAGCCTGTGACGAAGATTGAAATCGAGGTGGTCGGTGCAAGGCAGAACCCTAAAGCTCCAAATGACGGAGCCCCAGGCTAGGTTTTTCCAATTGCCCGACAAATACCCGGCATTCGTTGGCGGGTTCGGCACCGGCAAGACCGAGACGCTGGCCAACTGCGCCATCCGTGACGCTCTGTCGTCGTCAAGCGCCTTGATTGCGCTATACGAACCGACCTATGACCTTGTACGCCTGATCCTTGCCCCGCGCATGGAGGAGAAGCTCCAGGAGCTGGGCATCCGTTACAAGTACAACAAGCAAGAGAACATCATCTACTCCAGTTCGACCCAGTGCGGCGACTTCGTGCTGAGGACGCTGGAGAACCCGGCCAGGATCATCGGCTACGAGTCTTACCGGGCACACGTCGATGAGATCGACACGCTCAAGAAGACCCAGGCTCAACTCGCCTGGCGCAAGATCATCGCGCGGAATCGGCAACAGCCGGCCGATATCGAGAAGCCTTTCAACCGCGTCTCGGCGTACACCACGCCTGAGGGGTTCCAGTTCGTCTACGACACATGGGGCAAGAATCCCAAGCCTGGCTACGTGATGGTGCAGGCTGCGACCTACACGAATCCGTTCCTGCCAGAGGATTATGTCGATTCGTTGCGGGAAAGCTACCCGGCAGCCCTGATTGATGCCTACATCGAGGGCCGATTCACCAACTTGAACGCGGGCAGCGTCTACCCGGACTTTGACCGCAAGCTCAACCATACCGACGCAGTGTTGGCCGATGATGAGCCAGTTCTGATCGGGATGGACTTCAACCGACTCAAGATGAGCGCTGTGGTCTACGTGCTGCGCGACAAATGGCCTGTTGCAGTGGGTGAGATCACCGACGGCCGCGACACGCCGACGATGGCTGAACTGATCTGCGAGCGGTACAAGCGCAAAGGCCATGCTGTTCAGATTTTCCCGGACGCCTCCGGCCAGAACGCCAGCAGCAAGAACGCCAGCGAGTCCGATCTGTCAATCTTGCGCCAGGCGGGCCTGACGGTTCGCGTCAACAGCACAAACCCGGCCATCGTGGATCGAGTCAACGCCGTCAACGCGCTGATCCTCAACGGCGCCGGCGAGCGCAGGCTGATGGTCAATACGAACCGTTGCCCGAACCTGACCGACTCCCTGGAGCAGCAGGCGTACGACAAGAACGGCATGCCGGACAAATCAGGCGGCCTGGACCACGTTATCGACGCCGCGGGCTACCCGCTGGCCTACCTGTTTCCAATCGTCAAACGCACCGCATCCACTGAATCCCTGAGTATCTGACCCATGAGTGATGACCCGAGCAAGGCGCTCCCCGCCATCGAAGAGATGCGCAAGGACTGGGACGTCGTTGATGCGCTGATGGGCGGGACTCGGGCGATGCGCGCCGCCGGCGAGAAGCTGCTGCCGAAATTCCCTAAGGAGGAGGGCGACGCGTACGCCAGTCGCCTGAAAACCTCGACGCTGCTGCCCGCCTACAGCGAGACAGTGCAGAACATGACCGGCCGAGTTTTCGCCGAGCCGATCCTGCTGGGCAAGGATGTGCCCGAGCCGACCCAGACTTTCGCCGAGAACTTCGACCTTCAGGGCAACAACCTGCAGGTCTGGGCGCAGCAGTTCTTCTCCAAGGGGCTCTCCCACGGCCTGGTTCACGCGCTGGTCGAGTATCCCAAGACCACGGACGAAGAGGGCAGGCCCAAGTTTCAGAACAAGGCCGACGAGAAGGCTGCCGGGGTTCGCCCCTACGTGGTGCTGATCGCGCCCGGCCAGGTCATCGGCTGGAAGTCCAGCGCCCAGGGCGGCGAGCAGGTGCTCACCCAGTTCTGGTACATGGAGTCCGCGCAGGAGGATGACGGCCAGTTTGGCGTCAAGACCATCCCGCAGATCCGCGTGCTGGTGCCTGGCGGCTGGGCCACCTACCGCGAGACTGAGACGGAAGACCGCCGCAGGGAGTGGCAGTTGTTCGAGCAGGGCACCAATTCGCTCGACCGAATCGCGCTGGTCACGTTCTACACCAAGCGCACCGGTTACATGATGGCCACGCCGCCCCTGATGGAACTGGCGCACCTCAACGTCAAGCATTGGCAGTCGCAGAGCGATCAGGACAACATCCTGCACGTCGCCCGGGTACCGCTCTTGGCGGTCATCGGGGTGGACGAAGACACCAAAATTACGGTGAGCTCCAGCAGCGCAACCCGCTTGCCGCTCCAAGGTGACATGAAGTGGGTCGAGCACACTGGCGCGGCCATCAAGGCTGGTAGCGACTCGCTGCACGACCTGGTGGACGACATGCGCATGTCCGGCGCAAAGCTGCTACTGCGCGAGAACCAAGGCGTCAAAACGGCCACCCAGGCCGAGGATGAAGCCGCCGAGGAAATGAGCCCGCTCCAGACCATGGCCGGCCAGTTCGAGGACGCCATTGACCAGGTGCTGCAACTGTTCGCTAAGTGGATGAGCCTGCCAGAAGGCGGACACGTGAAGGTCAACGGCAACTTCGATGTGGACTTCGCGCCGGAGATCACCATCCCGATGCTGGTCAACATGGCCTCCAACGGACAGCTCTCGGATGAGACGCTGTTCAACGAGGCCCAGCGCCGCGGCATGCTCAGCGATGAGCTGAAGTGGGCCGAGGAAAAGGCCCGCATCGCCGCGCAGCCGCCTAAACCGGCCGCAACCCAGATCCCCGTGCCGGAGTAACGGCACACCGAATACCAGCCCTGGCACTCGCCGGGGCTTTTTTATGGGCGCAATTCCGGATGGATAGCGCCGCACTGAGCCGGATGGCTCATCAGTTGGGCGGATGCCTGGAGATACCACTTTGAAACTCAAACTCGACGAGCAGGGCCACGTGGTCTTGCAGGACGGCAAGCCGGTTTATGTGCACGACGACGGCAAAGAGGTGCCTTTCGACGCCCCTGGCACCGTTGCCACGATCACCCGGCTAAACGCAGAGGCAAAGACTCATCGTGAGGGCAAGGAGGCGGCCGAACAAGCCCTGAAAGCCTTTGATGGGATCACCGACGGCGCGGCGGCCAAGAAGGCGCTGGAGATCGTCTCCAACCTCGATCAGAAAAAGCTGGTGGATGCCGGCGAGATCGACCGGGTGAAGGCTGAGATCAGCAAGGCCTTTCAGGGCCAGCTGGATGAAGCAACCAACAAGGCTTCCGGCCTCGAGAAACAGCTCTACGACGAAATGATCGGTGGGAATTTCTCCCGCTCGAAGCTGATCGGCGAAAAGCTGGCCATCCCCGCAGACATGGTTCAGGCCCGATTCGGGCAGAACTTCAAGATCGAAGACGGCAAGCCCGTCGCCTACGACCAGACCGGCAACAAGATCTACAGCCGCGCCCGTCCAGGCGAAGTTGCCGACTTCGATGAGGCCCTCGAATCGCTCGTCGAGCAGTACCCATACCGCGACCACATCATGAAGAGCTCCGGCGCCAATGGCGGCGGCGCGCAACCTCCTGGCAGTGGTGGCAACGGCAAAAAGACTATTTCCCGCTCCCAATTCGATGCGCTCGACCCTCACGGGAAGCACGCACACATGACCGGCGGCGGCGAAGTTACCGACTGACCTTAGGAGTCATCCATGAGCAACACTCTCACCGGCCTTACCACCACCATCTACAACGCGTTGGATGTGGTGTCCCGTGAACTGGTCGGTTTCATTCCGGCCGTTTCTTCCGATATGACCTTCGACCGTGCGGCCGTCGGTCAAACCGTCACCTCGCCAGTGGCGCCTGCTGCCACTGCGAGCGACATTACCCCGGCCGTAACCCCGCCGAACGATGGTGACCAGACTATCGGCACCGTGTCGATGACCATCCAGAAGGCTCGCCGGGTACCGGTTCGCTGGAACGGTGAAGAGAAGCGCGGTCTGGACAACAACGGCGCGTCCTACAACGTGATCCTGCGCGACCAGTTCGCCCAGGGCATGCGGGCGCTGGTGAACGAGATCGAGTCCGACCTCGCAGCCCTGTGCATCAAGTCGTCTCGCGCCTACGGCACGCCCGGCACGGTGCCTTTCGCCACCAACCTGGCCGAAGCGGCGCAAATGCGCAAAATCCTGGCCGACAACGGTGCTCCTATGAGCGACATGCAGATGGTGCTGGACACCTCCGCCGGCGCGAGCATG